CACTTGCCGAAGTAAAATTTCCTACCTGCTTAACAACTATCTTATCATCCACGCCAGTATTACTAGTTCCACTAGATATTGTAGCTGATGTTATAATCATATCGTTAACATCAGTATTTTTTATATAAAGAACTGCTGTATCGGCTGTATCATTAGTTAATGTTAAAACACCTGTATTTATATTAAATCCTCGGCCTTCATCCACAGCATGTAATGTAACACTACTTGCTATTGATCTGGTTTCAAGTTCATTCTCAAGATTTACCTTGGCCCTTCTGCCTGTGCCTGCGCCATCTTCTATTTGTGTCATTATAAATCCTCTTCATTAGTATGTGTCTCGAAACCTTCTTCTATTCTCATATTAAGTAATTTTAATTGTAAGATAATATCATCTAATCTACTAACCATGACTAACGATATGTCTCTAAAACTACTGGTTGTCAGACTTGTAAGACTACCTGTCGTAGGCATAGGATTGAGGGCAGAGACATCCACCTCTTCCAGATCAGTTCCTAGAAATGTTTGTTTTACGGCCATACATTATTAATAGCATGAAAAAAATCCCCGACCATAGGGAAATGGACGAGGAGAGAGGGGGTGTGACAAATTTGTACTATTAGTGTGGTAAAATTACGACAGTTCAGCAATCAGTTGATCTTTGGTTTTTTTACTAGAGTCTTTAACCAACTTGGCTAATTCAGACCGGCGCATGTTTTGAAACTTGGGGACTGTATGACCAGAAGTCATAATACCTTCTTTATCCTTCTTAGGTTTTTTATTTACAGCTTTTCTAACCATTATAGTCTCCTATTGCATGGTACTATTCATTCGTTCAAGAAGTTGAGAGTAGAACAATTTATCTTCCGGGTCAAGATCATCATAGCTATCAACGGGGGTTGGGTAGTGTGAGGAGGCCAGTGCAAGGGCTAAATCAGTATCTGCGAGGGTTTCTGTCACGTCCCTGGTATTTACGGTTTGCATACCAAAACATTTAGTGGCGGTGTTAATTGCTGACATCCTTGGACCCGGTGGTACTTTATAATCACCATTATCATCCTTATCACCAATGGCTGTTTTTAATTCTGCCTTAAGATATTCAGGGGATAATTCTTCTGGTTTGGCTTTTTTATCAGCCTCAAAGAACTTAATCAATTCCTCCTGAATACGAGAGGTTCTAAGTAATCTTGATGCCTCCGTTAAAACATTCGCATCTGTCATGCCATCACAGCTATACCCGGCACGGTAAGAGTCCCCCACCTTGCGAGTTGTCACATAATGATCAAAGAATGCCTGTTGTCTTGCTGATAAGGGTTTTAACATTTAAATCTCCACTGGGATTAAAATACGCCCAAGAACAAAGTCCTCGTCAAGAGGAGAAGGCTCTAATTCTTTCCCTATAAACTCCGCGTGTGTGACAAACTTATTAACAATCGTCTCTGCGAAATTAGCAATCCCCAATCCAGAAACAACAGGTTCAATAAAATCCCCAAACTCCTTGGAGATAAACTTACTGTTCTTCTCCCCACGTTCTACATAAATATAATAAGTCATAATCATCCCATACATAAACATCTTTAAAAGCGTTTGATAAAACCTTTCTCTATCTGCACTAGCCCATTGATTATTACATGTAACTCATTGATATTAATACATGTTGTAGTGTATTTAAAGGGCTTTTGGTGGAAGTTGTGAGTACCTGGAGTGAGGGTAAGTAGGGTGATTAGTACTCTACTACGCTTAAACTAACATTAAACTGATGTTTACTGCCATTTACTAACGGTAATCAATGATTAGCTTGGGGATTTATGGGGGAAATACATTAATTGATAAGATTGTATGTTTTATTGGCTCCCCCCTTACCCCCCTCTATAAGGCTGTGTGCCATATCTGTCAAGCGTTTTGCGGTGAATGGAGGTTACTTAACCTGATATTGGTTAATATGATGATATAAGGGTATTGTTATATAATGATATGTTTATGTGTCTATACGTACATACTTGAATGATCCATCTTTGGACTCATCCCTGCGCCACTCCTTAGCTACCCAGGCAATATGTGTTTCACAGTACAGGTTCTTACCTCTCTTTAAGGTTCCTGTCTCCTGGCATACCGTCACCTCATTGTTAGGTGCATCAAAGCCGGTTATCATTGCACACTTCATTTCTTCCTCTTCTTCCTGCCTAGCTTGCTCAAGGCAATAGCAACAGCCTGTCTTGGTGGTTTACCCTCCTTAATAATCTTGCGTATCTTCCTCGCCAGTTTCTTTCCAGCCATGTCACTCTCCAATATCCTTGTCTGATTTTCTGTTTAGTCTACCAACGCTGCGCTTATATGACACATGGGAGTAAATACTATTTTTAATGTATGTAGTATCAACCTCCTTGCTATATGTTCCCACGTTGTCAGCTATATAAACTTTACCGGGTGCAATTTTAATCATATCACTCTCCTTTAACCCATTATACCCCTCTTGAATATAATTACAATTAGCTATTGACATTAAGGTAATCATTGCCTATATATACTGTATCAACAAACGAAAGGGAAAGACTATGCTTAGAATTACAAGAACACAATCAATAGCTTTACGAGCAACACTTAAAGAAATGTTTAGCAATGGCGATGCTGACATGCTTTGGAATAAGGATGAAAAGGCCACAGCAAGTATTACTAGAAGTCTATTGTTATCCGGCGCTAAGTCTTTTGGTATAATCACAGACGACTTCAAAACAGTGATAAGAGACACTATAACAGCAGGTGAACGCCTTGAAACAATCACCCCGCGCCTTCACTTAAACCTTGTCCTATCAGCTAATCAAGCAGGGATAGCAATATGTTAACAGATAAAGACGCTAAATGGTTATTTGTCTTGATAGGAATATTTTGGGGCTTTGCTTTTTTAGGCAACTATTTAATTGAAGGGCCGTTATGGTTCACCCACGCTTTTGTTGCCACTATGGGGGCCTTCTTTAGCGCAATTATACAAGCAGCTAAATAGCTTAGTTCATAATCTAGGGCTTACGAGCCTTAGCAATGAGTTAAACAAAGAAAGGGAACTAATTATGATATTTCCGTCAAATACAGATAATTGTAATCATTGCGGCGCTTTGCCTATTGACTGGACCGACAACCCTCACGCACACGGCAACTTGTTAAATATAGATAACATAGACACTAATCATATCAACCAATTTATTGTTAAGTCAATGGGTAAATGGTTAAAAGTAACAGGTGTTTTTGCAAGTGATTATGCGGCCAATGAATGGACAAGCAAGAATAAGGATCAAGGCGTAGTAGCTAACTTTGGCCCCTTCGTTATAACCGCCCATATGTACGACAAAGGGCAAAACGTGAAGGTAAAAGAATGACTAAAGTTTATATGACAGGATCAAGAATAACTGAAACTTGCGTGGTCTGTGGCGGTGGGATTGAGACTTGCCAAGTTGCTTTTAATAAAAAAGGACCACATCACATTCAATGCTTACCCACAAAAGAAGAAAGAAAAGATCATGAAGTTTAAGAAAATACATAGTATGAAGTGGGTATCTGATGAAGGTTTTATCATCACCAAAAACTGGGCCAATACTCAAATTAATAAGGATGGATCAGTAGGATTATATGACCTATGGCTCTTTCGTGACAAAGACGGTGAAAAGTTAGGTAATTGCTTAGAGCATATATATTACAATACAACCATGCAAAAGGAAATACAAGCCGGGCCGTACTCAGGACCATTACAGTTAATGAAAGACATGGCGGATCATGAGTTATTAACGGAACAAGCTTAATTCATACCATAGACCATTTAATATAAGGAAAAGATTATGCAAGGTATCAATACGTTTATTCAGGACCAACACACAGTTAATGCAGAACATATCGAGGCTGGCGATCCTGCGCCGTATGAGAACCCTAGTTATCTAGTAACCTGTTTTATTAACAATAAGTTACATGATAGCTACCCCGCGCAATTTATGTCTAGTGCTGAAACGATGGCGCGTGAAATGACTATTGCCGCGCAATTCGCATTATATAAACCTTGGTCAAAGAACTGTAACCATGACGTAATAAAAGCATTATAGACAATATCAGAAAGGATTAGATATGTCTGATAAATATTATATTTCCGCTTACTTCGAATTCGACAACATAGAAGCAAGAGACTCTTTTATGCAAGAGCACGTACTTGACCATACCCCTGTTAGTAAAGTTGGCGGCCCCGCTTTCTCTTACTCACCTAAAGATGAGAGTGGTTTTAGGGATGAAAGAACAAAACTAATCGAGGTATTAAGACGCGCACGCAATACAGTATATGCGTTCTACGCCGATGTAATGCCACATGAAGACAGACTTAGAAATTTAGAATACATTGATACACTATTGAAAGAAATGGATGATTAACACTATCAAAGAACAACGTATTATAACACAATATCAATGACTTAGAAAGGATTTAGTGATGCATACAGTAAAAGAAGCAGGAAAACTATTATGCCCCATGACAGGTGGTTCTAACGGTGAATTTAGCCCTTGTTGTGCTGATAGATGTGCTATGTGGAAATGGCAACAAGTAGATATTTGGCCTGAATTTCCAGACGGGAAAACTAGCATGATTATTTCTGGTCCATTACCCCAAGGAAACAGCGACAGAGGATTTTGTGGATTAACAAGGAGGGAAACATGACAAACTATTATAAACTAGCCTTAGCAGCCTATACACTGGCTATAACCGTTTTTATTATGGGAATTTAATTATGTCGGCTATTAAAAACCACTTCCACGATGAAATATGTGCGCAAGCAAATCAAGGTGACGAATACTTAGAACAACCGGTCGGCACATACACAATTGCTTCTGGTGACGGCCCAGACGACCTAGCCAAAGAAGTTTCTATATAAATGCGTAATGGTTGGACTCCTAGTGGTGGAGTAACTTTGTTGACAAGAGGGAAACACCCTACAATAGGACATCTTTGCGACGTTTTATACACCCAACCTATGATAAGGATTAAACCATGAGAAAACCTTTTTATTATGACCAAAACAAGTGTAAAAAAGCATTAAAACCATTACAAAAAAGCTTTGCCGAGCTTAACAAAGGTGAGTACCAAAATCTACCCACTTCGCCAATAAGTACAGCCCACGACACGGCAATAGGTGGGATTAAGTTTGCACTTATAGCCGCTATTATATTAGCAATTATTGAATTTAACTTTCCGGGGTTCATATCATGACTAAAGGAATAATATGCTTTGATGATGAACACGACGAGAAAGCCACAAAGGAATGGGTTGATGATAAATACAAGGAAAACATCATGACCAAAGAAGAATTTAAAGCTAAACGCATGGAACTAGGACTTACACAGGCAGAACTAGAGATAAAACTAGGTTTCTCCGCGAATACTGGCCGTATGATACGTCATTACGAGTCTGGGAGTGTTCCTATACCAAAAAGAACTATATTGCTCTTAGGGACGCTTATTTCTTCTTAGTCTTTTTGTGACTGCTTTTATGGCTAGTCTTCTTTGATTTACTTTTGCGGTTTTTACGACGTTCTGCTACTGTGTGGCTTGGCATTTTAATCTCCTAATGCTGTTTTGATATAAGCGTCATACACTTTGCGGTGAGGCACTTTGCCCTCTAATTCTATACTAATAACCGTTACAGCGTCAATCATATCTTGCGTAGGCTCTAATAATGCCTTGAAAGCTGCTCTGACAATATTCCTGTAGTGTTCCTTCGAATCACCATCCAACTCTCCCCACTTTTTGTCAGTGTAATGTGAAGTTATATGTGCATGCACTGCTCGCGCTGCTTTGTCTATCATGTTCATTCGTCTAACTCCATAAGGTATTGTTTAAACTTCTCGACAATCCATAATGTTTCGTTCTTTCTAGTGCTGGATGCAAAATAGTATTCACCTGTTTCTTTTTCTACACCAAGAACAATAGCAGTTTCTAATTTTCCTACAGGGCTTTTTAATACTTCGTCAGGGTCGACTTCGCCAATCGTAGTACCTGTGAACTCCACAACCTTCATTCTATTGTCCTTTTTAGTTAATCTTCAAATGTAAAAAGAATATAAGATAAATTACCCTCACCACGCTCACCACCTTTAACGCTTTGATTATGCTTCATTTTGAATTTATTTGGATCAACACCAACTTTTTTAAGTTCTTCATCGGCTAACCTTAAGATAGCTGTGCTGTGAACTTTAACTTCTATTTTCATCTTCTTTATCCTTATAGTTACAGTTATCCCACCCGTCGAAAGAAGATAGCATTGTTATGTACTGTCTAAGTTCCACGCTCTAGGCTATAACGAATATTCTCAACACTGTATACCGCTGTTGTGTTTTATATTTAAGTGCACCACCACTCGTCTGATTATCTTCTTGTCGCACAGCTCTATTCCGCAGGGCTATTCAACCCATTTGGAGGATCGGGTCAATTCCCAGTGTAATTAATAGTTTTTGTGTTTCTATTTAACGTTAGGATATTTTTAACCGCGAATAATCCTAAAAAACGGCCCAATACAATAGAAATCATGCACGCCAAATTGGAGAGAAATTTAGATTGTAATATTTTGGGGTAATAAGTTTCGGTGAATGCATGCAGGGCGTTAATCCTGCTAAGTATTGAGTCTTTATGCTTTGTTGGACACCCATAGAAGCTACTAGAAAGCCCTATGGAATACCCCTTACTCAGGCATAACCCCGATGCGTGTCTACTTTCCACGCCGATGCATTCACCGAAACTTATCCGGTAATATATTTCTGTTATGTTATCATGTTGAGACATTTGTTTCCACACTTTTGCCCACACTATTTTAAGATAAGAAAGGGGCGGCCCGAAGTGTGGGACAGGCGACAACGGTAATTACTCCGAAGCTTTTTACGCCCTTGTGTGTAATATACTCCTACGGATTAGGTTCGTCAATATCTTTCTTTATATCTTGTTGTGTCATTGCCCACGCGCCGAAAGATGAATAGAAAGCAGCCCTTATAGAGTCCATAAGCACAACTGGTTCACCAGTTACCGCAGCAGCTATTAAATCAAATGTGATTGATATACAAAATATAACCACGCCTATTATTACAATTAGTGTCCTAGCTCTTATCATAATTGATCCTTTCAAATATTAAATTTTCTCACTTCTCTTTTTGCCGTTGTTTCTTTGTCAGCTTACGGCTCATTTATTTTCCAATTCGATTTGAGATTTTCTATACAATTCCGCCATATCAGAGTGCGCTATTTGTACCTTCTGCAAGTCGTCTTCTAGATCAATTATTCTATTGGCTGCTGTTATTGCGACATTCGCCCAAGCATTAGGATTTTCAATATCGGAGGCTTGTATTTTTACTGTAAGCTGGACTAGAGGTTTTGTTAAATCGCTCATTTGTTTAGCCTTTCCATTTGACGTATTGCGCCATCAACAACATGCTTTAGGTCACGAAGTTCATCTTCTCTTAGATATATCTTTTCTGTTGCCCCTATCATCGTGTACATCAATGTAAAACTTTCATGGTCTACGGTGCATAAGTTAATATGACCCGCTTTATATTCTTTGCTCATTATTTTTGCTCCCTATATGAAATTTTAGGATATTTATGTTCTAAGGTTTCTTGATGCCCACAAGACCCACAATTATGTGTGAATAAACACAACTTGTGCATATCAGTATGTAATCCAGCAAAGCATAGTTCACCGCCACACTTACCACACATTGCAGCTTCTTCGATAACATCAACTTTGCGTTCCATTATTTTGTGGCTCATTTGTTGAGTTCCACTTCTTCCATGCGAGTTTGTAAGTCTTTTATCTTTTCACCTTGTGAGAAATTAACAAGAAGACACACAACTATTAAAAACCACACACCCAAATTATTTTTATCATCGCTCATAACTCATTCCTCCAATAATTCATGGTTTTCGTGGATGTTGCCGATAACGTGGCCGCTTTTGTATCTATTTTTCCACCATAGGCTTTTACTAAGACCCTGATTGCCCAATATGAACTGATCGACTTCAAACTCAACAACCTGAGCATTTTCTGGATGGTAATCATATGTTCCTAATATTTGACCACCACGAGAAGAACTTCTATCCGTCTTGTGATTAAAAATATCCCCCTCGTAAATATCAACGCCGTTGTAATCCTTTAAGCCAGTGTATTGCATGACATTCAAACCATGTGATCGTTTACATGAATTTCCCATATCTAAATCAAAGAACATCATTCCTTTGAAGTCGGTATTTTCACCACCCCAAGCCCTAAATTTAATATCTCTGCTCATAACTCATCCTTTCTAGTATTAATCTTTATCTGTTTCATCATCTGATGGGATGTAGAAATGTTCTGTTTTGACATTTAAAAGTCCCGGCGGACCAAAATACATTGGATTAACGTCACCTTTTGGAATATCAACTTCTTTAAATGTTGTTTCGCCATTTTTCCTACGTCTAACCCACGATTTTTGGCACGTATAACAACTTAATTTTGTGGTGATGGTATTAGGGTTACTGTTTAACAACTCCCCTTTACGATTATATTCTGGTCGCCACGCCATTAATGTCGAACATTTGTAACCATTCACAAATACACATTGATTAGGCTCGTTAATGGGGCATTCTGGATAGTCACTCATTCTAATTTCCTTTCAAATAATGTTCTAATTTCTTATTCTCTGCCAAACTAAATGGTCCTTTAGGTTCGTCTAATATAGCTTTATACTCTGGCTTTGCTGGCTTCCGCCCATGTTTGGCTATAAATAATCTTAAAGTGTACCCAGCGCCCTGTTTTAGAGCTTGCTGACCCCAGGAAGTGCTGAATATCTGCTCATTAGACATAACTTTATTATCCGGCGCGGCTTTATCTGCCGTTTCATCAGCCCAACACCCTTTACTCAACCAAAACTCAGGATGCTTTACCCATGATTTATCCGTATTATATTTAGACATTAAATCAGGGAGTTGCGCCCGTAATCCTTTCATGATAGTCTCGTGGTTGACCTCTTTCATAGCGGTCCTGTATGCTTTGAGTGCGGCTTTGGGGGACATTTTACGGGGGTACAACTTGTAGAATTCCTCAAAGTTGGCGGCTAAATCAGGATCAACAATCCCATTCTTACCAGCATTAAACACACTCTCCAACATCACATGGAATTTCTCAGCCTCAATAGGTGTTATCATTAACCCGCCATGTTCTAAGGCAAAATTAATAGTGAGTGGTATATCGCCTTTAATTATCTTGGGTAGATTTTTCATTTAATGTACCACTTTTAAAACAGGAACTATTTCTTCTTTACTAAAAGATGTGCCTAATAAAGGGTAGTCAGGAAAATCCACTTCATAATATTTTCCACCTTTAATATCTAAACAAACTTTTGTAACAATTCCAACATCACTATCTTTGTCATTATTAAGCTTGACCTCGTCTCCTATTTTATATTCCATAACTAATCCTTTCTATTCACTCAATGCTTTCATGATTTTCATTAGTGAACCAAATTCGTCTTCATCGAATCGTTCAATTATCTTTTGTTTAACTTTATGCAAAGCTTTATCAACAGCCTTTTCTAGCGTTGTACTACGGTCTTTTTTCCCTTTTAAACTAAGTATTTGCGCTCCACAATCCAACCTATCATCATCAATCATTCCACGTATTCTATGGTATCCACTGTGTACAGCACTATGGTCCCTATCCATCAGGCGGCCAATAACAGGGAAGCTTTTACCGCAACAAACTTTAAGCATATAAAAAGCAACGTGACGGGCTTCTGAAATCTTCGCACGTCTGTCTTTTCTTTTTAAGTTTAAATGAGTATATCCATATTGTTTTTGCACAAAACTAAACACATCTAAAGTGTTCATTCTATTTCCTTAAAATATTTCTATTGAACCTTCATAGGCCCAGAGTTTCTTTAAATCTCCAACGTGCCAGATATGACTATCATCTAGGTATAAGCTATCAAAAAGTGCTTTGAGGTAATTATCAATATCTGGAACCTGTTCATGTGGCTTACCGTCCATTTCAACTTTCTTCTTCTTACTCCAGGATTTAGGCATAGGAACATGAAAGATAATGGATTGGCCTACTTCAAACTTTACTCTGCGAAGATTTATCTCATCTTTAAAAGCCCAGTATTGCATTACACAAGGTCTTTGCTTCCACTTATCGGCCCTAGTCATTCTTGGTTTGGTGTTAGGGCTTACTTTGTATTTCATTCACCTTCTTCCGCTATTAAATCATCAGCAAATTTTCGGTTAATATCATTAATGATTAGCTTTCTAATAAAAGCAGATAGATTACCATACTCAGAACAATGTTTGCGGTGTGTTTCAGTCAATCCTACAGGTGTTTGGATTAGTTTTTCGTCTGTCATTTTTAAATTCCTTTTGTTGCAACTGTCTTTTATAGTAATGTGCAATGTAATATTAGTCAATATGAAATAACGTGTTGACATATGTTTCTGTTGTGGTAGGGTTTAATTACAAACTAACGACGACACTGAATGGTACAGAAAGCCAAGTTGAAGCTCTAGTTTGATTAAGTCCGTAAGGATCAGGGCCGGGACATTCCCGGTCCGCAACGGAAGGGAAAGAACATGTCACATTTAAAACAAGCACTATTCAGGGTTTCCAAAGCAGGGAACGATTTAGCCACTCAAACAACTGGTGATGATCTTAGTGATTTAGCTAAGGCTGAGTACTTAAGAGATTTAATCCATGAGGTTAAAGAAATGCTTGGGCATGCTTGTGATGATGTTGATCCCGATGTCTTTGTATATTTTAAGCGTTCACTCAATGCTATAGATGAAGATGGCGAACTTGCAGAGGTTATTGAAAAGCTTGAGGAAGCTACTGATGAGCCAGAGGACTCAAGGGAGCACAGCACAATGACTAGAATAGGAACGGGGTGTAAGCGTTATGTCCACTAAATATAAACAAACAAGTAGAACCCGCGACTATATTGGTTATATCATTGTGATGGTGTGTTTATTGGTCGCCTTTTACGTGGATGGTTCATTATGACCCATGATATAGGCGATGGTCCTAGTTGGGAAGAAGATTATACGGTTAAGCATGATCCAAAGCCCATACCTCTAAGAAGCTTTGATTGGGAGTGGAATTATAAATATTGTAATGGTGATGAACAAAATAGCGGCTGCTGCAAGACAGAAAAAGAAGCATGGGAAGAAGCTTTTGCACACCATTTAGAATACAAGGATATGTGATGACAGAATTTACTGAACTTGAAAAAGATTTAATGGCAGAAATCGCTTGCATGGAAGTCGTGAAAAGCGTTTCCGACCTTAGAAGAAAATTGAATGAAAATGATAACCACATAATGAATGAAGACCTTAAAGCGGTGTTTGCAGAATGTGATGATTTTTCGCTCGAAAATAGATGGAGAGTTCTAAATGGGTAATATTTTTACAGACGATCAAGTTAAAAAATTACAAGGCAAGCTAAACCCAAAGCATGTTAGCCAAAGAGACCAGTCAGGAATACGGTTATCATATATCGAGGGTTGGCACGCCATAGCAGAAGCTAACAGGGTTTTTGGCTTTGATATGTGGATGAGGGAAACTGTCTCTATAACATGTGTCCATGAAACAGGGTATGTTAAGAAGGGTTATAACGGCAAGTCAGACAAGGATATGTGGAAGGTGTCGTATATTGCGAGGGTTCGGGTTACTGTTGGTGGTGTTATCAGAGAAGGATTCGGGGCTGGGCATGGACATTCAACACCTCAAAACGCTGGTGACGCACACGAAAGCGCATTAAAAGAAGCTGAAACAGACGCCATGAAACGCGCACTAATGACTTTCGGCAACCTTTTCGGGTTAGCTTTATATGATAAAACACAAGCTAATGTCGGTGTTGATAAAAAATGGCATGGGCCTATACAGAAATCTAAATTCTCAGACGCAGTTATTCAATTCAACAAAGAACTAGATAAATGTACAACAGCGGAAGAGTTTCAAATAACCAAAAACAACAACAAGGAAATATGGGATCAGATTAAACTAGACAATCCCAAGGATGCTAAACTCGAAAACCCTGACTGTACATCAGGACAAACAACAGGTGGTCATATCAACGATCTTCACATGATGTTTCAACAACAAGCAGAAAACCAACAAAGTCAGTGATATGGAAAAATCATGCACAAAATGTGGTACAGTAAAACCTGTTGATAAGTTTGGATATAGGATTAGCCTAAGGCCGCATAGCTGGTGCAGGGATTGCAGAAATACCTACAAGAGAGAAGACAGGGCAAGGAAGAAATCGGGAATAGCTATAAAAGTTCCCGCTGGATTGCCTAGTTGGGACCCAAACGAAACAATTGAAAACTTCGAGGAATTGAATAATATATTTTAGTAATTCCAAGCGGTAGAACCCCTCCCGCCTCACTGCTCGCCGCTTGGTTTCCCTTCATGGCAGTGAGGCACAGGATTTAAATGAAACCAACTAAAAAAGAAAAAGATTTCCACCTTGACGTAATGAGTCAGGGTTGTTGTGTATGTGGGCTAGAGAGTATTTTCCACCACGTAAGTCTCCCTTCTGGCTGTGATAGACGTAATCATTACTGGGGAGCCGCACTGTGCGACATACATCATAGGGAATACCATACTGTATATGCCACGGTTGAGAGATTCGAGGAAGAGTATGATGTTAATCTAATAACAGAAGCAATTAGGAATTATTGGAGTAGACAATGAAGAGAACAGTTAAAACGCCAAGCGAATTAGACAACCTTCTTATGGGATTAGCCCAATTAAGCTTTGAAAAACATGGATGGGATATTTCCTGGGGAAAAGAGAAGAATAAAAGAACACTCTCTCAAAATAACCTGTATCATAAATGGTTAGATATTATTGCCAGGCATATAGGGTATGATCATGACGAAATGGGGCAAACAATGATGAAGCATTTAATTCCTCCCACACATGAGGTTAAGCTTCCTTGTGGTATAATGGACCAAAGATGGTCAACAACTAAGCTCACAGTACCGCAAATGACAGATTACATGGATAAAATTGATAGATGGGCAGCAGGAGAGGGGATTTTTTTACCCCACCCCATAGACCTACAGAAACACTAAATAAATCATAATACCAATTACAGATAAAGTACTAAACCATACCATGTATCTTAGTGTTGCTACAAACATTTTAATTCTCCGTTCGTTTGTTTAACTCAGTAAATGCTTTATTCGCGGCAACAACGTTCTGACCTTGGGTTTTGTATTTATGAAATCTAATCTCACAAACATCGTTCTTAAGGCGAACACCAACAGGGTCTACATTTAATGTGGTATCTTTTCCAACACGGTAAAATTCAATAGTTGATGCACTCATCTTAAAATTCCAATTCGTTTAATGATTGTTCAATACACTGAGCCGCGATAAATGAAATGCTTTGTCCCGTTTCTTTAGATATTTCTTCTAATTTTTCACGGGTTTCAATTTTAACTTTTACGCCGACTAAAACTTTATTAAGGTTTTTATTTGTTAATTTCCATTTAGCCACAATCTTTCTCCATCATTGATTTGGCAATTCCCCAACCATGTTCCCATTCTTGCCATTCGCTGCTTTCCTCGACGTGTGGGTTTGGACCTTCGCCACCATCAACACAGTGCTTATATCCTTCTGCATGGGCTTCAATTTCAGCAACAGTGTATTTACTGCGCCATTCAGTAATATTTTTGGTATGTACGCTCGTTTGATTTTGGTTTGACATTATGAAATTCCTCTGGTCGCCGCTTGCCCGTAAGGCGCACCTCGTGTTTTTTGAGCCAACTCAATAATCGCTATTCGCTCTTTTTCGTCAATAGGTTCAAGATAACCTTCTTCCCATGCAAATATACATTCAATACCTTCTCCCCAATCAGAATCAAATATATATCCCACTTTAGTGACAAGGGCAGCGCATCTGATATGATTTTTCCATGTATAAACATCATCGTATTTCAGTGTGGAAATTTCATATTTTTCTTTAGGTTCAATAATTCCCCCGCAATTACTGCAAGTATGCGCTTTTCTGGCTACCCGTTCTGTTGGGCCTGATATTGTCTCAACCATTTTCAATCCTTTCCACGCTCATTTGATTTCCTTAGTTAGTTCTGAAACTTCTTTGTCCATAACTTCTGTTAAGGGTTTATACAATGGACACTCGATAGCATCACGCTCGTAAATAAATCCTCCGGCACTGTTCATCCTAACAAATGGCGGCAATGGATAATCACACATTCCCATTGATGCGCCTGTAATAGTTTTATTTTTGTAAAACACGCATTCTTTACATGATTTTTCGCTCATCGGTTTTCCTTTTCAATTTTACGTAACTGGCTATCAACTTCTTTTTGGCGATCGCCATAATACCATCGAGCATCCCAACCACACAAAAAGGCTTCACCAGTTACAGGGTCAATTGAAACCGGCACACGAACATTATTGATATTAAGTGCATTCAAAGGCGTGGGCTTGATGCTCGTTTTAGTTTTATGTGCCATTTGAAATACTTTCCATTTCATCAAAGACTAAGAATGTGGCTTGAGGCTCTTTGACCTCATCTTCAATCTTAAAAAATAAAGCACCTTTAGTTTTTTTGATGGTTATTACCTTACCATCTGGGACGCTCCATAAATATTCATATACAGCTAAAGCAGATGATAGTTTTTTTCCTGATCTACGGCTCATTTTTTGACTTTCTGGAACTCTTGCGTGCAATTCCTTAATAGTTAATCCTGTTGATAAACAAGCATCCGCTAACATGCGATCTTGCTTGGCCTGTGAGATTTGTTTTGCCCCATCAATAGGTTGCTTCTTATCGCTCGTTTGTGAACTACTCATGATTTGAAACCTTCTCTTGTTCTGGCGCTTCATCACAGTGATTAATTTCTCCAATTGCCTCATTCTCTCTTGGAGTGCCGTTACAGTATTCACAAGCAAGATCGCTGTGCCCAAAATCTCTTTTAATATAATGGTGCGGGTTATTCATTTAAGTTTCCTTTCTTGTTCTTCGGTTAAGGCCCAACCTCTATTTCTCATTTGCTTTAGAAGTTCTCCATAAGTCATTTCACCACCATTCAAACCTATAATGTATTTTATTCTTGCTTCTAAAATAGGATTGATGCTCGTTTGTTTATTTTCCATTTGGAATTTCCTTCTTATCAATCCAAGGGGACCAATCTTCTCCTTCGGGGTTAAAGTGGTCTTTCTCAACAACAGCTAAAGCCCTAATTATTACAGAAGCCTCGTGCAATAAATCTCTCTTATCATAATGAGCCATTCTGTCATCAAACTCACCCTTAAAACAAAGCGTGTATTTATCCTGTTCGATGGTTATATTTGCGCCGTTGTTCTCACCACAACAAAAAAAAGAATTAGGACTTTGTATCAGCGAAAGGGAAAGGCAATCTTTCCGGCCTCTTGGGCATTTACCTGGGTAATACATTGTGAAGTTATCGCTCGTTTGATTTTGGTCTGACATTTTTAAATTTCCTTTTGAAAAAGATCTGTTTGATTTTGCTTTTTTGCAGCTGCGTCATTTAACCATAGGACTTCAATTCTTTTTTTAGCGCCATCAGCCAGCGCAGCCTTTTCTATTCTTACCCAATCGGGATATAATTCATTGTCATAAAGATCATGAGCATAACCAGACAAAACAACCATGCCTTCAAGGGAATGTAAAACCGTTGCTAGATCAATATGATCTTCATTGGTCATTTCATGTATATAACCTTTATTGGGCTTAATAGTTGAACCACACCTGGTATCATGGACATACGGGGGATCTACATAATGAAGTGTTTTAACACTGTCATGTTGCTTTAAAATATCTATGGCCGGTCTGTTTTCAATTACTATTCCTTTAAACCTAGATACTATTGCCGCCAAAGCATCAGGATAATTATTCCAATCATGCGCAGGGGTAGAACCGGAACGATTTGAATTTGCTCTAAATCCAGTTTGAACAGCGGCATTAACTCCATTTGATCCAAACCCCATGAAAGACCTTATGACTAGCCTTCTAGCCTTCTCTAGTGGATCATCTGTTACCTCATGGGCTAATTTATGCTCATCACGGGCAAAGGGGGTCATTTTTAATTTATGAATTAATTTTTTGGCAAGGTTTTCATCTTGGATAACCCTAAAAAAGTTAACAACATCACCGTCAAGATCATTATAAATCTCAGCGTATGAGCGTTTTTTTCTAATCATAACAGATCCGGCACCGCCATAAACCTCAGTATAAACTTGATGTGGTGGAAAATTCCCAAGGATCCAAGGAGCAAGCAACCACTTACCACCATGCCAGCGAAGCGCCGGACGTTTAAGCTTTCCGGCCATTATGAATACCTCCAAGCCACAATTGAGCCAGCGAGGAAACAAAGACTTCCAAGGCAATAAAAACCATAAATAATATCTTTGATTTCTACAGTCATTTTAGCTTCCAATCTTGATCATCACGTTCACACTCAAACACAAACCTATCAACGGTTTCCTTGTCTGTTTCGAACTCTTTGTAAATAATTTTACGGGTCACACCAAACTTAATGGCCTTAAGAACATCCCATTTTTTCTGGAAAGGGAATCGGGTGTAAAAAGGTTCGCCCATTTTGAGATACTTAATATATCTATGAACAGTTTGATAATTCAGACCAACCAACTCACATAGAGGCCTTGTCTTTATATTAATGTCTTCTTTGCAGGCCACCAGCATTCCGTTCCATTGGTCCCTATCGAACGTTAAACGCCTTGTGCGATACCTGCCATCGGCTTTCGCCGCCCCAATACCGTCAACCGTTCTTTCACTGGTCACGTCTCGCTCCATCTGAGCCAACAAGGCCATCATTCCAAACATCATAGTACCCATAGGGGTTGTTGTATCAAAAGGCTCTGTAAGGCTCTTAAAATGAACACCCCTTTTCTTTAAATCGTCGATTGTTTGAATAAGACCCAACGCAGAACGGCCTAGTCTATCAAGTTTATAAACAACCAAGCAATCACCAAGTCGCAAACGCTTCAAAGCTAACTCATATTGTGGGCGTTTAGGTGCTAAGGCAGATAATTTTTCGTGGAAAATATGCTTCTCTTTTATCTTCGCATTACGAAGGGCGTTGATCTGCATGTTAAGGTTTTGGTCCTCTCTCGAAGTACGAGCATAACCGACCATTTCGCCTGTAAAATTCTTTATAATCACTTCTATTCATCCTTTTTAGCAGTTATGAAATCACTTTATTTTTAGATGTGTAACACATTAGTGTTGACAAATCAAATGTATTCGGTGTATTAGTGTAATTAAGTTAGACGCACAATTAAAACGCCCACTACTTAACGGGCAATGGAAGGAAAGTAGATGTTCACAGCTTATTGTTATTCAGAAGGCGATGTATATTTTAGTGAAGATGGTAAGAATATTCCTAAGGGAGCTATCACTATAATGAAAGGGTATGAGCGGTTAATCCGCAAAATTGTTAAAGAGTTTTGTGTCATTGGGACTTTCGATGGTCAAAAAACCCCTTGCATTAAAGCAGTGAATGATATTGCCATGCTAAGTAAAGACGGAACCAATCCAGACCAAGAATTACAAGGCGATGCTTTACGTGATTGGCTTATTGCCAGCAAAGAGTGTTACCCTGATAACGGGGTGTTCTTCACCGACTTTAAATACTAACTTTAAACGCCCGCTTCAATGCGGTAACAAGGAAACAAAATGGCAAATAGCAGAACAGGCGAAATATATAATCCAGGTGTAATGGCATCTTTGTTGAAAGATCTTAAGCCTGGTGAAACTTTAGCTGACAAAGAAATCGTCGAAGTAACTGACGACCAGTACAAGATGATGGAGGGCATGACTTCCGATGAACGCAAAAAATATATGCGTAATCAACCTTGCCCATGTGGAAGTAAAAAACGATTTAAATTTTGCTGCGAATAATCTTCGCACTAGCTACCGATTGGAGAATGATATGTTTGGCTGGCCCAAAAAGAAACAAATCAAATTCACATTTGATTTTACTGATGTTGAAAAGGAAGAAATACAAAGAGATTATAAAACCCTTTGTACCAAAACTGAAAACAGACAGGTTTCAGGTCAAACACTAACTATATACGGCAAAACCCGACCACTAACAGTTGGTGATCTTTTCCACGTAAAAACACACAACGAAGAAGCAAAATGTTTTATGCATAATATTTTGAGAGAAATAAGATTAGGACACATTAAATTAAAGTAACACAGACGCCCGATTTGTGTATCACGAACCAACAACAAAATAGTTTGTGTATCATGGGTAGGTAAATATTAACAACAAACAAAGGAATTAAGAAATGGATTACGCAGATAACTTTCAAGCAAAGACACCAGTTGAGAAGAACGGCACACTAGCAGGAGCCTCTTCTCTACCACAACAGGAACACCAGCTATCACATTTGCTTGGCATCCTTAACAACACTATCTCTCGGTACAATATGGCAATTAGTAGATATAGCATTATGAATAATCATTTAACTGGCGTTGGGAAAGAACAAGAATGTAGTGCCGTTGGTCTTAATGCATCGAATATGTGTGGCATAGTTTCCGAGCTTATTTTACGAGCTGAGGCTTTGCATGATTTATGTGCTGACCTTGACGAAAATAACAACCGTTTGAACAAGATAATTGTGGATGGTGAATAGTCCACACTAAATACCGTGGTCGGGTACTTCTTATGGTAGAGGGTTGTGTCTACCTAAAACATCTGGATTAGCACCTGTAAAGTTCCTCTCGACTACCCGCGAATTTTAGTAAACAAACGCCCGCTTCAATGCGGATAGGAGGAAACAATGAATAAAGAATTAGAACGGTTCGCAAGGGAGACTATACTTGATGGGCTTAAAGAACTCCCTGAAAAAAGCCACTTCCTTTTCAAGCGTATGTACTCACATAAAAACTTGGAAGCATCCATTGAAGATGTTGTTGCTAATATGGATATTGAAAGGCTTGACCATGCGATGACACAAATCAGCAATACAAGGGAGAAGCGCAATGGCCTATAAGCTGTCATGTGGGTGTACTCCAGATGCTTCTGGATTTGGGTACTGCGGAGCTTGTGTTAGTGCTTTGCGTAATAAAATTTGGAAAGAAATGTCACCAGAGAGAAAAGCATTTGATAGGCATGTTGCCCCTATGCAAAGTGCGGCGTTAGATGAGGCTGAAAGAGATTATGAATCATCTTGTTCTTGCCACATAAATCCGCCTTGCAGTTATTGCACATCTGGTGCAGATGAAGACGAAGAATAATCTTCACACTAACGCCCATCATTGGGTTAGGGAAGGAAAGAAAATGACTAAACCAGCTAAAATACTATACGGGACAGTGTTTCTATTCTTATTAGCCGCTGCTACTTATTCTATTGCATGGCAGTTTATAGCCAGGGGGACTATACTATGAGTTATTGGTGGTTAACTGCGTCCATTATTATGGGAATAGGCAGTGTATGGATGGCTTGGTTATTCTTTATGATATTTAGTAAGACAGTACCAGAGCCTGATTTCATGGAAGAAGACAGGGGTATTGTAGATCAAACAGAAGCCAGGCGTATTGATGCAATGGGTCAAACTTTATATATAAGGATTTAACATGTATAGACTTAAATATTTATCATTATTGTGGTTGCGTGCTTTACTTATAATTAATAATAAGTCCAAACACTTAGGTCGCAATGATAGCTCACAGAAAGAATTAATTAATACTACAACTGAATTATTGAAAATGGAAGTGGCGAATGACTAAAGACCTAGTTTTATCTTTAATTCACGTATTTCTTTGTAAATGGCTTTTAAAGCCTCTCTAAGTTCTATTAAGTCTTCTTGGTTGTCCTCACTTTTGGCATGGCGTATTTCTGACTGTGTGATGCGCTTTTCAAGTTCTAGGCGTGCTAGACGATCCTTATCACCCTTATCTTCGTGTTGTTTCTGTTCTTGGGTTAGGTGATTGTCGAATTGACCACTAAAAACCACCATGTAAGGACTAGCAGCAATTGAGCCTAACGCAGCCAGAAAAACAGATAAGCCGATTATCCAACCTTTGAACTTTTTAAAGGTTTCCATTACTTGCAATACCTTGTGAATAATTCATTATGCTTGTCTACAAAGTTATCAAGCTCATTTAAAGCCTGTAGAGTGCTGTTATCTATGTTTGAGCCAACAATGTGCGTAGTTTGGTCTTCCGTCAATTCTGGGGCCATCCTAGCCCAATAACAAGCGGTTTCTACTTGGACCTTAATCCCGGCGCATCCTGTTACGATCAGACTTGTCCCAAGTACGGTTAGCATCCTTACGTACTTCTTCATTCTTGTCATGTTGTGCTACCTTTACCTTATTAGCGCCTGCCAACTGGTCCTCCTTGGTTCTTTGCATATCAAACCAGCCAGAAATCGCACCAAATATAGCTTTAATCCATCCCATTATTCATCGTCTTTGTTTTTGTTCATAAAGACATTACCCGCTAGAAAGTTTAAAGCTTTCAAGAGTGAATTAACAATCTTATCATCAGCTTTACTTGGCGTCATAGCTGTAATAACGGTTGCAGCCGTAACTAAACCAGTTAATGCGGCTACCCAAGCAGGCGCACTATTAAAAAATTGTATAATCATATCCATTATATTAGCTCCATAATTTCTTTTGCATGAAGGTAAAATTCCCCAACGGTTCCTTTACCTATTGTATTTAACACTGTCTGTGTTATAGTAACTTTCCAGTATTATACAACAAAAGAAAGGAACTGTAAATGAATAAGGACTTAACATTAGACGAGGCTTTTAAATTGTTACCAGATGGTGTCCACATTGGAATATCTTATGATTTCAATATAAATGAATGGGCAGTGGAATTTAACCAAGAGCCTTTTGGCAAATTGATTCATTATGATGAAACTGGAATGAAAGCATTACCTGAAATAATTTCTGATGCATGCAAAAAGTGGGAGAGTTAGGATGATTATTAAGGTTCACCCACCACAAGAAGAATTATCAAAAATGTTTAAATATATTAATGACGGTCGTTTGGTATGGAAGAAGAGGAAAATAAAAACAAATTCTTTCGCTGGGAAAGTCGCTGGTTGTAAAAACACTCCCGGTTATATCGTTATTAGAATAAATAGAGTTTTATATCATGCTCACAGATTGGTATGGATAATACACAATGGTAAAATCGGCGACGGTGTTATTGACCACTTAAATGGTATAAAGACTGATAATAGAATTGAAAATTTAAGGTTAACAGATCATTCAAACAATTCCACTAATATACAAAAACCTCCAAAAGATAATTCAACTGGTTATATGGGAGTTTGTTTTGATAAGTTTACTAAGAGCTATAAAGCCTCTATCAATATAAATAAAAAACTAAAGCATCTTGGTAGATTTAAAACAGCAGAGGAAGCAGCTAAGATTGTTAATGATGCTATTGTAAAATATAGAACGCCGCCTTATTACCTTAATCCAATTCCATAATATCCCTAGCATTTAAGTAGAACTCTCCTACCGTTCCTTTCCCAAGGTGGGTGTTGAAATGTTCTTTCCAGTACTTGGCAAGTTCCTCAAGATTATCACCACTTGGTAGAGGAGCCTTAACACGCCTATAATGTATCCGGCACATAGCAACAGCATACGCAAAGTTAGTAGCCAATTGTTGGAAAGGTTCTGGTACTTCACCCATCAATAACCGTACTCTAAGGGTTAAATCCTTCTTATATGCTAGATAGTTCGTCCATATATCGTCGTGGGTGGCCTTTTCCATCTGAAAGTACCCAACAGCAGGGCCAAACGTAGTATCGTCCTTACCAGTGATTTGATCAATGAATTTACCGCGTGATTCCTGGAGCATTGTGCCTAAGATTAATCTCTCAGCAGCTAACCCGGTGAATTTATCCCCAAGGTGTTTTAAGGTAGGGCGTACAATGAATATCTGGAATTGTTGGAGCTGCTTATTCATTCTTCTTCCAAATTACTACAAGAGCAAGGATAATAACGATTAAAGCTATGCTTATATATTGCCATTCCATTACTTGCCTTCAAGTATGTCTAATTCGCGTATGCGTTGGTCTTCCATAGCTCTATTACTACGTTTACGTTCCTTGATCAAAGCCCAATAATATAGGCCACCAATTATCATAGACACAAAAGCAATCGCAACACCAACAATCTGCAAGAATAAAGGCAACTCTAAACCAAACACAGCCACACCACTAGTCATAGAGGTCAAGGTCGCTGTTTTTGCATTTGACGCTAGATTTTCTGTTGTCGCGTGGAGTAGTCTTATCATTGCCGAATACCCTTTTTATAACTTTTACTTTTTGTTTTAGATCGCTCCACCAACAAACTGCCACTAGAGCCACGAGAGGAGATAGACAAATAGCTATGATTATCCATAGCCACATTTGATGTTCTGGGTTCATTAAGTCCGGCACGTAATCTTTTAAATACATTTCGTATTTCCCCCACACCTGAATTCCAAAACAAAGAAATCATGTAAAGTGTTAAAATAAATTGAATATTTTCATATTGGTGATAAATCATTCCTAAAAATATATTTTTATCTGCTATATATGTTGCGATATATAATAAATGTAAAACGGCGAAGGCCGAATATACAGTACTTAACTTTAAAAGAACCTTCTCTTTTGTCGCGCGGTACCGAACAATGAAAATAAATAAAGTTATAATACTGAGAAGTAACACTGAAAATCCACCAGCCAAATTACCTTGACCGTATAATCCAACAACAACATTATCTATAATTAGATTTAAAAACACTGTTAAAGCAACGATAGTTGCTACACCCAAACGAGGCCTTATCTTAATAGAAAATAAAGCTAAGATTAATAAAATGATGGCTGGTATGTAGCTATAATCGTTCATTCCGGACAAGTTTCATAAACAGGATTGCACCCGCCAGAACTACAGCATTCTTGTTGAGGATCTTCAATGGTTTCAATTTCCTCATGCGTAACAACATGACCATCTTTATAAACGCCTACAGAATGGCGAGTTCTAGCAATCATTTTACCATGAACTCTATCGACTGGCATATCAGCCAACGGTATTTCTATACCCATAGTACTACTCCTTATTTAATTATAACATTATTGTTATTTAGTTTCTAAAGCTTCAATTCTAGTAATCAAAGAATCAATTAATACTTGTTGGTCTTTATCTTTTTGGTTTAGTTTTTCAATGTGAACAGCTTGAATTTCAGAAAGCTCAATAATTGTTTGCAGCCATTGACCTGTAGACATTACATTCGCAAGATAATTTTCCTTATTAGGGAAAGGTGTTAAATGACCTTTTTCCATAAAATGCTTATAGAACACATCTAAATCAAGCGGATCAGTTAAGGGATTTTCATTCCTCTTCCTGAACTTACGCATTCCCTCATGGACACGCTTTTCAATTACTTCTTTTTTTAAAACCTCACCACTTTCATCAACAATTGCAGGATGAATTCTATCAGGGGCAAATACATCCCATTCCTCATCTGTTAAAGGTAAACCTTGAGCGGCTAAACCAACATAACAAGTTAAAAGAACACCATCATCAAAAACCCCCGAGGCATTGATAGTCCCTGCGCCTTGAGAAGCCCCTGAGGGAGAACCAACAATCAAACCACCATCAGCAACCAGTTGCATTCGTAGCGTGCCTGTTAATGTTGTATCAGTGGCAGCGGTATACCATTGGTGATTATTTATAGCATTGAGAACTCCCGCACTACCCCCAAGAATACGGTTATTTTCTGAGCCATCGGATGAATAACCTTGAACGAAAATTGCTTCCTCAGTATTTGTGAAATGAGGTCCTACTTGTCTACCTATTTTAGTTGTGCTGTTTGTTAAAGTCGTAGCGTTGCTGTCAGCACCGAATGTAAATCCACCAGTAAATGCACCACTTTGGTTTACTATAGCAAGACCATTCATTAGTGCTGTTACTGTAAGACCACCATCTTTCAGCAGAACTCCGTCAACCGTCACACCAGCAGCTGCGGTTCTTTCGCTGATAGTGTTTACAGTTATTCCACCTGTTGATATGATTGCATCAAAAGTAACATCATCTGCTTTATTTAAATTTTGATTAAATGGGTTGTCTTTTTGAACCCAATCTGTTCCAATACGTATTAAAGTAGTTGGAAAATTAGCATCCAATACAATATCTTTATTATCTTTTAATTGTAAATTCCCCGTACCATCTTTTAAAGTCACTACACGAGCCGCATTTGCAAGTCTAAGGATTAAAACAGTGCCATCATCAACACCAGCAACGGTAATTGTATCTAGATCGTCAGCAGCATCATCGTTTTCGGTATCAATAGTATGATGTGAACGAACCGCAGCAACAGAACCAGTATCAATTGTTAATTCGCTTGGTGTAAAAGCAATAGAACCCGCCACAGAATTGTTTTCATCTGCATCCGTGTTAATTGTTTTAGCAAACCCTGCAAGAACAGCGTCATCAATGGCATTGGAGAAGTTTCTTAACGGATCACCGATTTTATCCGTATGTGTAACCCATGCAATCTCGTTTGCATCCGTTTGAGAGCCATCATCAGAAGGCGGGTTTGCATTGTAATTACTTAAAGTAGGAGGTGTATATGGATTATTAGCCATTTATTCTTCCAATCTCGGTAGGTTTACACCAGTTAGTCCAAATTGACCTAATATAGTTGCTATTTGAGTATTAGTTTTAGCAGTTTTTAACTTTCCCATCAAGGATACAAATCTATCGGCATCACTAAGTAGGTCAGCAAAGACTTTTTGTTTACTTTTAGAAAGAGCTAATTTACCAGCGGTAAAGGCTCGCCCTTGTTGAGTTAATGGTGCAAAGAACACTCTTAAAGCTGCGGCGGGAACTGATATACCTTTTTCTGTTATTTCAGATGGTCTAACAACAGCACCAGGTTTTGCCAAGACTATAGCATTACTTAAGTCTTCTAATGAATCTGCATATTTCTTACCAAATACCTGCTCTATAGTGTCTGAACGGTCAGAAATATAATTTGTAAACTTATCTCTTTTCAATATACCGTTTGAAGAACCAGCACGTCTTATTTCATTCCTGATAGCGCCCTTGAATGCTTCTAATTCTTTTGGAGAAGATTTGAGAATTGATAAGGCGTTTCCTATTTTCTCAGGGTCTTTTGTATTCCAAATCTTACGAACCATTTCAGTAGGTGTTAGTTTTTCTACATTCACCCCTAAACTTTCATTAAGTTGTTTAATAATATTTCCTTGTTCTTTTCTCAAGGTGGAAATCATCTTCACAGAACCGGCAGCATTATCAAATTTAGTTATATCGTCTTCACCTAATAAATTTCTAATTGGATTACGAAAATCTTTCATAAACGTTCTATGCGCTGCGGGATCAATAACATTATCTTTAATAACACTATCAAGATAGAAATCATGCACACCTTCACGGATTTTAGCCTCTGCGCCCTCATTTAAGAAAGCCATTTCAGGATCATCAAGAACTCTTCTTAAATTAAATGTCTTTGAACTACTCTCAAGAACTGTTTCGATAACATCTTCACTGGCTAAATCAATATTACCAAATTCATTCTTTCTTATAACTTGACCAATAATACCACCATCAACACCTGATTTTAAGCGTTGGTAAGCCTCGTCAACATCTCTCATGATTTCACGCAATTCAGGATGATCTTTAAAAGCAATCTCTTTAGCCTGTTCCATTTCATCCCTAAGACGGGTTAATTGACCTATATTCCTGCGTTGAGATAAACCCTTATTAACGGCTCTAATCTCTGCATTAAGGTCTGACAATCCCCGTTGAAAGACAGAATAATCAACACCATTTAAGTTTTTGTTGTCTGTTAATGCTTTTAAGACTTTAAGATCATCAGGAGCAAGAGACTTGAATATATCAGCATTTCCCTCTTTCAACATGGCTTTTGCTGTCACCCCAAGGTTTTTGAGATTAAAAGTAACACCTTCTCTTAAAGCTTCGTTTGCGACAAGGCCGTATTCTTCGTTAAACCTACGACCAATAGCTTTACGCCCTTCTTGCCAAATACCTTGAACCTCATCACCTACAATACGCTGGAAGTCTTGACCACCATCTAGGATTTCTCCTATCTCTCTAACGGCTTGACCTTCTCGCTTAGAAGCAAGTTTTTCAATTGAAGTAATATCTCTTGTTAAAGCGCCAGAAACATCTGGTCCGGCAACTTCTCCGGCGAGCAAGCGTTCCTCAGCGCCTAATAATTGACTTTCAGCAGTTAATCGTTGTTGGGTTAACTCTCTCCCGCCTCTTGTGCCTATGACTTGTCTTTCAATACCACCTAATATTTCAGGAACTGTTGTTTGCCCCGTTTCTCTTGCGCCTAATTCAGCTTGTCCAGTTACGGTTCTAGGCACTCCTGTTACTTCTTCTGCTCTTAAAGCTGCTTGGCGACCAGCTTGCACAGTTTCAAGACCTGCATCACCCAATACTTGATCAAGTTCTGCCGCTGCATTTAATATTTTACCATTTTTAATAAATTGAACTGTTCTTGCAAGGGCAGAGCCAGCCAAACCACCCGCAGCAGCAATACCAGCAGATTTAAGGGATTCAATAAGCATTTCTTCATCTGTTAAATTATGTGCGCCAGCGTTCTTGCCATCTAAAAGACGTAAATATTCACCAATTGCAGCGCCACCAATACCGCCAGCCATAGCACCCGGAGGACCACCAACTGCGAAACCTCCAACAGCTCCCAAAGCCTCGGTACCTAATTGGATAGCAGGACCACGCATAGAGGCTATATCACCTACATCCAAGCCTTCTGGGTTAACAAGTTTCCATTGGTTTTCATTAGGATCAAAAAAAGCTAATTGGTTGTCTAGTTGTTCAATGCGCTTAACTTGAACATCCTCACCAAATTCTCTTTTAAGAAGGTTTCTGATACTTTCCTCAGCATCTAGACCGCTGGATTCAAACTGCCTAACACTAGCAGGTGCGCCACCCTCAGCAAAACCAAGTAGTTGAGCTTTACGCCGCAATATATCCTGTTGGAAAGTTTCTGGCCTTGAACTTGGCGTAAATCCAACTTGAGCTAATGGGTCTTGCGCCCTGACCAAACTTGCCTCAAGACGTTTTAACTCCTCATCTTCATCAAACAAAGAAGTATCAAATTCGGGTTCTTTACTCACAGTAAAAGGTTTACTGGGGTCAAACTGTTGAGTGACCGTAAAGGGCTTATTTGGATCAAATTTTATATCTTGTAAAGCCATTAGTTGCCCTTTGGTTTCATAGAGCCATCAGGCTGTTTAATAAATTCAATACCATTTTGGAATGCCCTGCCACCAACAGGAATTGCAGCAACGCCACCTCCTACTTGTGGACCATCACCTGCTTGTGGCACATCATCAAAGAAACCGCCCAAATCAAGCCCTGCTAATTGAGCCCTATCTCTTACAACTTGCACTAATTCCGCATTAGCAGCAGCAAATCTCTCGATAATAATTTCTGGATCATTAGAGCCACCAGTTAAGCTATTATATGCTTTAATTACATCTTCATCGGTTGGTCTAGCCCCATTTAAGATAAGCGCTTTAGCATAAGAAGAATCAATTAAAGCAGAGTTAAATTGCGCTACAGGACCAGCAAGACCTTTTAAGGTTTTCCTAAGGCGACTTATATCTGCATCAACATTTTGTTGTGTCAAAACTTGCCCTGTTTCTTTATCTGTAAATCCTAGTTGAGTGGCTTGGCTGACAAGATTAACAAGGTTGTTTGCTGTATTATTTGCAAATTGTGCCAGCCCACCTACAAACGAAGCGGAGGCAGGATTAAACTTTAAAGCTGCTTCTGCTGATGCTAAACTTCTACCGATTGATTTGACTTGGACAGCGGCATTTCTAATATTTTGTTGTTCAGCGGTTCCTACTTTAGGTGTAAATCCAGTTTGTGTTTCTTGTCTTGTTGGAGCAATTGTAAAGTCAGCACGGGTGGCTTGACCTGTGACTATTTGGCGCTGTGCCTCAGCCTCATTAATTATTTCGTTAGTACGGGTATCAGTAACATTTCTAACACCAACAGAAGCTCTTCCTAATGACCCAGATATTTCACTATCAATAGCCTCTTGTAGTTTTCGCTCAATCTCAGCTTTAGAGAATAAACCAAGCCTTTCGGCGCTTGCAGACAAGGCTTTGATCTGTTCATTAAATTGTTTGGTGAAACCTAGTTCACCGCTGTTCTTGCCGCTTTCTAAAGACACTTGTGCAAGACTTCTTCCTGCATTGGCAATTGTGGCTTCAATATTACTCGTAGCACGATCACGTTCTTCTTTTAATTTAGTGGCCTCTTCCTTGCGTATGCGTTGACCTTCTGCAAACTTTTGACCACGCTCTTGTACAGCCACACCTCTTTCCTGCAATCCCAACCTAAGCTTTTGAGAACGCTGTTCTTGTTTTTCTTTCTCAATACCTCTGAGTGTACTGAAAAAAGCAGATGTTTGAAATGCATTAGCCATTAAAATAACCCCGTTCCGCCTTCGACAATACCTCTGCTAGAATCAGAGCCACTACCACCAAATAAGCTTCTACCAAATTCAAGAATACCCGGAGCCGCACTTGCAAATAAATCAACAAATCCAGCTTGGCTTTCACCTCTTGCTTTAGCTTCTAAAATAGCTAATTCAGCATTTGTTTTACCGATTTCAGCATTTGTGTTCATCTGGGCAGTAGCAATATTACCAGAAATTCGTAATTCCTCTAATTCTCTTTGTGTGGTTTGATTAAGAATATCCTGTTGTTCCTTAATAACAGCCATTCTATCACCAAAATTACGCGAATCCTGTTCATTCAATCCCATTGATACACCGATATTAGCAACTTGTTGTCGTAAAACATCAGCTTCCAATTCAAATAATTGACCTGTTAGAGCGGCTTCTTGTAAAGCTAAGGATGACTGTTGAGCTAAAACCGTAGCTTCTTGTGCAGATAGGTTTCCACTGGTCTGTAAGGCCGCTAGACGTTGAGAGAAAGCATCAGATAGTATATCAGCGCCCATTGCAGCTAATTGCCCCTGAGTGGCTGCTATTTTGATCTCAGCATCAATTTCATTTGAAGCAATTTGTGCCAATGAAGTAGCCCTATTCAAGTCTTCACGAGATTGCAATAAGCCAATTTGTGCTAATCTGTCACCACCCTCAGCAAGAATACCGGCTTTTTCAAGTTGTCTGCCAATACCTGTATCAATAATACCAGCTTCCTCAGCAGCAAAAATAGCCCTTTGACTGGCCGCATTAAGTCTTTGACCAATTTGCGTATTAAGAACCTCTCCTTCAAGACCAAATGCCGCACTTGTAGCGATAGTAATCTTATCAAAGAATTCAGCGCGTGTCTGATCTTCTCGGCGTTCAAATGTTGCCTCGGTACGCCTTAATGTATCTTGAGCAAAACTGGAACCAGCAATACGACGACGTGACAATTGTTCCCTTAAATCGCCAGAAGCAATAGCTTTTTCGTCTTCAATTTGTTGTAAACTGGTTTGTAATGATTTATTGAATTCTGGTTCTAAGTTTTTCCTAAAATTGGCAATATTTTCTCTTAATTTATTGAAATCAGCAGTACCCGGATCGAGTTCACTTTGTGCTTGACGCAATTGATCTAAGGGAGATTGGAAATCAACATCTACTTCTTGGGCTTGTTGTATACCTTGTTGCAACATGCTTATACCAGCTTCGGTCGTAGGCGCGCCAGTATCAATTTTGGCCTGTTCAATAGCTTCCCTGAGCTGAGAAACGTCAGTTAAGCCAACTTGTTCAGCTAATTCTTGTAAATCTGTCCCTGATTGCTCTAAAGCATCCAATGGTAATCCTCGGGCCAAAGCACTTAAGGCTTGTAAATTACCCGCAGGTGTTCCTAAAGACTCTTCATCAATACCAAAACCTTCACGGAAAGCTCTGACATCTTGACCCAATTGTTCAGTTCCTGCTTGGACACCCGCAACTTGGCCACGTTGAATATCAATATTTTTCTTAATAGCTTCTAAGAAGGGATTTAGTTCAAACGCTTGCTGTCGTAAATCCTGTTCTTCTTGAAGTCGCGGGTCAACACCCCCAGTAGTTGGCCCTATCGGTCGCGCACTCTCTATAAAAGTCCGTGCCCCAGTCCCAAATCCACCACCAAACTTACCAAATTCAGGGCCTTGCGTAACAGACGGCGTTTGACCAAACTGTGTAGGACCGAGCGATGTAGTTTGCCCGGGAATAAAAGCAGGTGCTGTACGTCTAATACCTACATTACCACCAACATTAGAGAAAGACAAAGAAGGCGTAGTAATCTGACCGGGAACAATTGGGCCTCCTGCCGTTCCTGCCGTACCACCAAAACTACCCCCAACAGTTAAGCCGGGTTGCTTTTTAGTTAAGGCAGAACCACCAAGACCACCAAGAGTAGCGCCTAATTTAGCACCTGCGGGGCCTCCAATAAGAAAACCTGCTCCTGCGCCTATAGCTGTTCCTAGAAAGGATAGTATTCCCATCTATCTGTCCACTTTTTTTCCATAATGAAGGTAGCAGCTTTGTCCTGGAATAAAGTTCTTAAGAACCTTCGAGCGACTTAAAAGCCCATATCGCCCTAAATGTGATAAGAATTTAGTTAATTCCTTATCAGCTAATATCATAACCGGGGCTTCTTGTTGTAATTGTTCAAGAAAAACAACAGTAGCCTCAATTTTATTACGCGGCGTAGCCCATGAAAACCAAAATGCTTTAGGCCATGCAGCGCCTTCGTGGAAGTTTACAACAAATAATCCTACAGGTACAGTGCTTTTTTTACCGTCATTATGTGCCTCAATAACATAGAACAAATCATTAACGCCGGGAGTAAAGGATTCAATAAAATATCGTATGCCATCATTAAACTCCTCTTGTGTCGCGTCACCGGGCATAAACTCAATAAATGAATCCTGCTTATAAGCTCCCCATAACCATTTCATATCATCATACGAATTAGTTAAGACATGAAACCATGCTCCACGCTTTCTAGCATTACGCCTCCATAAAGGACTACGCGTTGATCGATGCCCCTTTGGCAAGGACTTCTGTTGATGCGATTTCGAAACCTGTTTGGCTTTGGACTTCGAGTTTGATTTGGAAACCGTCTCCAAGACCGGACGCTGCCCACTCTTGCCTTGAGAATCGGCTACGAAACTGTTTTCCGTAGTGCGCTCCTCCACTGTAGAATGATCCTCCACTATATACTGCTCCTATCGGTAATGCTGGGACCACAATGTCAGAAACATCGTCCCATATTCCTTCACCTTGCCATTGAAAGGTGAGTGTAATGCTATAAGCACCTGAATTCTTTTTATAATCTACCCATCCTTCGGGTAATTTAATATCATCAACTAACATCACTATGGATGTTCTAAATGCCTTAATAACGTTATTGTCAGGGTCTGTTATCTGTCCTTGGTCCATCTGGAATATATTACCAGAACTATCTCCCATATATGTAACAATTTCTCCGGTAATAGGGGATTTAATCGCGAAAACTGTTGACGGCTGGAAAGCTAAACCATGTGTTGTTGTCCATTTCTCCCAAGGGGAAATACCTGTTTGTTGAAAACGAGGTATCAATGATTTCTTAAGTACATGAACTAATGATTCACCATTAGGGAAACAATAAACCCTTTGTTGTTCTTGATCATAAACAATTTTCCAATCAGTAACGCCTTGAACGTCCGGCTGGATAGGGTTTGTAATATCATCGGTTACAACATCCCCAAAGGCTTGAACGCCACTTAATAGGTCAATCGCCCCTGCTCTGGCTATTGCTACATCGTTACCAATATTAACTAAAGCCTCGTCACCAGAAGCGGCAGACCCTTTATAAAGCCCTTCAATAAAGAAATCTAGGGCGCTTGATCCTGAAAGTTTCCAGATACTGCCTATTTTTGTGGACATAATCGTTAGCCCAAAAGCAGGAAGAAGCCCGTTCATGGGTTTTAAATCAGGCATAGGGATAAAGAACGGATCATCTGCTCCCGCTGGCACACCTGATACTGAAAGCGTCCCGGGTAATTCAACTTTTGATCCAACTAGCAAATGTGGTAAATTAACACTATTCTCAATAACATTGCCATATAAAGCACGTTCATTTGATACAAAACAATATTTAGCTGTAAAATCAGTGACACCAGAAGTGGTTAGATCGGCAAAAGTAGTTCCATCCCATTGTTTAACAACATCAGATAATTCAATATCAGTAATAATAACAATTTCATCCAAGGTAAAATTTGAACTTAATGGCCCCCTTAGTCTTGAATTAGCATTCACTGTACCGCGTGATGTAAACGTACTGGCTCCATCCCATTCAAAAACAGTAGTACCGGCTTGAATAAGAGTTGAAAGCGTGCCATCCTGTTTCTCAAGTTGAGCGAAACCCCTAATCTCGCCTGCGTTAGGTGCTGTACCAGCTAAAGCATAAGCAGGTCGCATCTTAAAAGCTGTAATTCCAGGATCAATCTCAAAGTTCTCTCCGTCAACGCACTCTTCCGGGTTAATAGAAGTTGTGGTTGATAAAGTATTTCTACCGCCTGAGAAGGTCAGTTTAACCATACTTGGGCCTACTCCTGTTTTGAGTTAGATATGCAGCGGCACGGGCAAGCCCTTTTTTCTCAAGGGTCGGATCATAATCTCTCTGTCTATATCTTTTCCATATTTCTGCAACGGCGATACTCGCTAATTCAACAACGGTATCACTAAACGGGAAAGTATCGGTAATCAAAGATAAGGACAAACGTTTGATATATAGATATTTATAAGTATCACCCACCTGTTCATCTTGTGGATCAGTGTCAATTCTTACTTTACCGTTTTGGGGATTAATAGCATAAGCATTTGGTTGTCCTGTAAAATCAGCAGGATCAGTTTGATCATTCCACAAAGCTTGATAACCACCCCTATAAGGCATCATGACAAGATTATCAGTCTCCTCCCTGAAACGTTCCGCCCCAAATGTCTCAAAATCAGCAGCTAAATCATACTCACGTTGACCTAATACCAATACAATTGTATCTTCTGATACGCCTTGACTAAATAATTTATCAGAATAGAAACCTTGAATCACATCGTTCCAAGCTAAAATAGCATTATCAATATCAACTTGGCGTGCGGTATCCACAAAAGACGTCAGTTCCCCGGCGTCTCCTTTGATTGAATTTGTTCTTTTGAGAACAAGATTAACCGCTTGCAGGAATGTAAATGCCATCAGCTTCCTCTTTTGTTTTTAAACCTTTGTGAAGTATTGTATCGCCCTGCATAACGCACCATTTCATGGCATTGCCAAGATGGACAGTGGTAAGGGGTTCATCACTTAGAATATGAACATCATTATTAATATCAACCATCATTTTACCCGGAGTTATAGGAGCCGGACCGCCTGTAATAAAATGCGGATACTTGGCCCCTTTAAGAAGATAATCAGGATCAATTCTGCCTTCTGAAACCGCTTCTTCAATAATAGGAAGAATTTTCTTCTTATTACAATGAGGACGTACTGGTATATCATGAGCTTTTGCAATTTTATGTAATTCATTGCGTCGTAATCGACTGATTGGTGTTCCTTCAAATTGTTCTTCGCCGTATCTTAATACTTCGGGCATAGTAATCTCCTTGCGTCTTTATAGACTGTTTCTGTGGTAATGGGGGCCGAAACCCCCACTATATTAAGTTAATTCACCAGCACCAGTAACAAGGGAGAAACCCCATTCACCAGTTGTTGGCGTTGTAGCATTGGTTAGAACCTTAGCAGCATGCCAAGATTTCCAAGCCATTGAACGAACCTCATTAAAAGGATCGCCTGTACCAGCAGAACCAGCAGCATGTTGGATCATCATAACGGCAGGTAGTTTATCACCAGCCATATAAATCTCCTTGATGTGCCGCATTCCTAAACCAACAGAACCGTGGTGTGACCGACCCATAATAACAGTTGGGTATAAATCAGCCAAAGTACCTGTTGCAGAACGCACGCCAGCAGCAGCAGTACCGCCAGCAGCTACATCAATGGTTGCTTCTGAGGTAGAGATAAAACGCACCCCACCAAAGCTACCAATTTCACCGATTTCAGTGACTGCTTGGCTACCATATTGTTCAACAGGAACAAATCCGGTAAATGAACGAATATCTTCTTCAATATCCACATGGCAGATGCCCCAATAGGCGTCGCGCTGTGGTACTGTGCTAATATTCGTAGAACCAAGTGACATGGGTGTGAATTTAATTGCATCGTTGCGTTGAAGCAAGTTAACAACTTTTTTCACATCATTTGCAACGATTTTAGCCGTTACATTGGTTGCAGAAGTTGCTGATCCACCGAATTCAATGGTGGAGTTATCTTCTAGTTCGTTCCGTTGCAAACGGTTCAGAGATTGACCAGCGTTAATGCCTAGGATTTCCATCAGCTTCTCAGTTTGACCAGAAAAGTTGATTAGATCAGCTTCCTCAGTCAAAAAGATTACAACGCCGAATTTCTGAACTGTAGCAGTCAGATCATTACTAGATGGTTGTGTCCCTGTCCGAGTAGGTAAAGATAAATCACCTGTTAACTCAGACAAAGGTGTGGTTGTTGGAGTAAGATTTTCAATCCTACGCCATTTTGCTGTGAAACTGCCTGAATTTTCGACAATTTCAGCCGGGTCTGATCCTAGAAAATAGGGGCATCTAGCCTTTGCGTTCATCAACAATTTACGTTGAAATTTTACATTGACTGGACCCGGAATTTGGGTTGTGGTTGTTAAAGCCATAACATTGGCTCCTTATCGAAGTGACGCGCAGTGTGCCTCAAATTCTTGATCAGACATAGCCAATACTTCGGCGTCTGTCTTTCCTTCTCGGGTTTTACTAGCGTCTGGTTCATTATTACTATGACCATCAGCAGCAAGATGTGCTTGAACCACTTTGGCGGCAGAGGGATCAATTGTTAATTCCTCTTTCACTTTATCACGCAAACCTTCTTGCGCGGCTTTGTAAACGTCAGGGTTCTTAATCCTGTTATTATACGCTTCTACAAAAGCGGGGTCTTCCTCAGCTAAAGTTTTAACAAGTCCTTTAATGACGGTATCAGAATGTTTAATTTCCGAACCCTCTTTAATAAAGGACACATTATCGCCTATGGCTGTGTCATACTCTTGCTTGGCAGCAGTATTAGCATCTTTTTGATCCTGTTCTGCTTGCCGTGTTTCCAGAATAGCTAAACGTTCGTCCGCTTTCTTTTCTGGTTGCTTATAATCATCAACTAATGCGTCTAAATCGACTTTTTCCTGGGTCAAGGCCTATGCCTCCTATTTCTGTGGTTCGAAAACCGTTCTTAAGCGGTGCATTCCATTAATTTGTCCTTTTTGGTAAATACTCTTTCGGACAACCTTCTCAGCATCGCAGTCTATTGAAGGTTTAAAATCTCTATGCGGCTGGTGGTGGTCCACCAATGCTTTCAACAACTCCTGAAATTCCTTGTTCTCCCGGAGCTGCTTGAGGAGCACCTTGTGGTTGATTGATAAATCTTTCTGGGTTTGCGAAGACATTTAATAACTCCTTGAGGGCTTCCTCACGATTAAACATTGGTGGTGCGCCAGTTTGTATTGATTGTAAATCAAATGCAGCAGCATTTTGTAGCGCGCCTAATTGTTGTTCCTGTTTCTGGCGTTCAGTCAATGGCCCACTGGAACCTACTACTTCAAATTCAACATGATCTGGTAAATCTTCTTTAGCAAGTGTTACATAGCCTTCCATACCAGCAGCATTAACAAAAACACTTTGTTTTTTCATGACTTTCTTGATAACGGCAAATTCCATTTGCAATATAGGGCGTAAAACTTCTTTTTCTTTAGCTTGCACATAATCATCTGTCCTGACAAGACCCCTGACAGACTCAACCTCAGCCGCAAAGGCAGTTGTGTGTGATTTAGCCGCAGCACCGCGTCTTGGGGCCGTGACACCTGTTAAATCTTCATATTGCTGTAAAGCAAGAAATAGAGCAGCCTGAATTTCACCAACACTCCATTCATTCATAATTCTAATAGCAGCATCAATGTCGTCAACTGCATTATGCGCTCCGGGGAATAAATTAGGACCGCCTTGTGTTTTTAATTGTGCGTTATTATCATCATATATAGTAGGAGGTAAAGCAGAAAGGGCAGCAGCGGTAGCCATGTTATTTGTTAGCGCCGTAGCAAGTTCTTGAATCGGCTGACCTTTCATTAAAGGACTGGACCCATAAGGAGAGTTTAAATTATCTCTCATATATACACCAGTAACCAAAGACCGGAAACCGAATTCATTTTTACGTGATCTTATAACCAAAGGACCACCAACACCTGAAATTGCCACCCATATCGTCATGTTAGGTACAAAAAGTGTCTCTCTTGACGTAGGAATGATTAAATCACCCTCAAATTCAACAATATGAAGAAGTTTACCCGGTTCGGCTTCCAGTTTATTCATTTGAATGAATGTTTTATCTTCTTTTGCAGCAATCTTTAATGCTGCCTCTGATTTCCAGAAATCCCTCATGGGGGACGGAGCTATAAATTGGCCTTCTAACGTCATTTGGTCAACACGAGTATCTAGATAAAGGTTGTGGGCTGAAATAGGAACAACAGCAACACCAACGGCAGTATCGTCTGAAAATGTCCCATCAAAAGATGGTTGTTCAGCTTTAATAACTTTACCACCGTAAGTCCCATATTTTAAAGCATCAATATCAAAAGAATCAGCGGTACGACGGAAATTAAATACTTTATGATTTTTATCCATAACAGATTTAATCAAAGCATCCGCTTGTTCTTGCTTTAATTCAACAGGAATGGGTGTATCGCCAATAAGAGCCATTGTCTCTCTGCGATTATTCCATCTTGTAATGAATTTATCCGATAAATCTGAATGAGGTAGGAACCATTTGTTGTCTCTAGGGAATGTCAGTTGTCTTGAATCTGCCTGTAAAACCTCTAAAGCAGATGCTTGTAAAGGAAGTTCTGTGTTAGGTAGCCAATCATTATTTTTACCCTCAACATGCTCTTTGGGTTTTGGTATCATGTTTATTTGACGGTCAACCTCTTTCCAGATACGAACACGTTCAAATCTATCCATTGACAACGCCCGGTTAGAAAAATCCATAGCAATCGTCTCAGCGGCTTTAGCCCACTGATTAGGCGTTAATCGTACTTCTCTAACGTTTCTCACATTATTACGCCTTGTCTACCAACAATCATTTCCTCAGCATAAGGAATTATATGTGCTAAAATCTGTTTTTCTGAACTATCTACGCTATATTCTAAAGTCTGTGCTAAACCCTCAAATTCTAAACTACCCCATAAGGCATGAATACATGGTTCCCCATTTTCCCCAATACCTTCACCATAAGCAAAGTAAATATCGTGACCAGTAGATATTTCGACAACTTTCTTTTTTACCTTTTTAACAGGGAGAGCATCAGCAAGACGTTCAAGCACATATTGCTTAGAAACTAAGTCTTTATCAACCTGATCCGCTAAGTTCATCTGTGTAATCCACCCAATATCTGTCTTGGTTGTTGTACTGTTGCAACTGTGGTAATATTAACACGACTTTTCCGTAAGTCAATCATTGCATATCTGGTCGCTGCCATAATATCATCCTTCTTGTCTACAATCTTACCATCTTTGCGGTGATACATACGCTTCTCTTCAAACCATAAACTCAAGTGGGAAAAGACTTTGAAGCGTCCTGTCATCATTCGCTCGATGATCTCCAAGACAATCGGCTCTACGGCTTGAGCACCACCAATTTTTTCATCATAACGTGCGGAACGGCGTAACATTTTTACACCATGTGACTTAAATGTTTTATATAAGGGTTTTGCATTGCCCTTATCACGGTCCATACCATCATGAGGCCAAGCACAGGGTATCCACTTCCCTCTCGTCTTGATTGCATGTGAATGATATAGAACATCTTGGCCGGACTTCCGATAGCAGTCTGTGACATAAACTATATCCTTATCCCTATCCCATGCTAACCATACGCCAGCAGCAGGGTGATCAATACCAAAATCAATACCACATATCTGAGTGTAATGTCGGGGAATTGGGAAAGGTTCAATTTTAATATCTTCGTCTTTGATTTTATAAACAGCACCGGAACCCATCATTGGAATACCTCGTTCCCGCGTATCTCTCTCCCAATCCTGATAAGTGGCAGAAAGTTCGGCTCTTGCGTCCAAATCCAGGTGTGGGCAATCATCCCAAGTAACATTCTTCATGAAAGCAGGGGAATCTTTATCAATCAGGAATTCCACCACGCCTGTAGAGCCAGAAAGTGGCGTAAATGTTAGGATAATCATACCTTTTGAATCTAACGTGCGGGTTTTAGCCTCAGAAAAGACTTCCCAACTCGGTTCTTCGTCTAACCAGACAATATCTTTTGATGTTCCCTGCCACTTTTTACGACCCTGTTCGTAGGTTTTAAGTTTAACAACAGAAACCCCGCCGGATACATGCTTGACCTTAATAACATCAACCACATCAGGCACCCCGGCTTGACGGTATTTAACACTTTTTAAAGATTCTTTAGGTATCCAGCCAGTGCCGTGTGCACCTTCTTCTCCCAACAATTCATACTGAATAACATCCCTGGATAATTCGTTTGTCTCGCACCCTGTCCAGACTTGAACAGGATGAGTAAACCTGCGCCCCTCCCACCAATCTGGATAAAGTCCCGTCATGTGGATAGCGACTTCTTCACCGGCTGTCATGGTCTTACCACAACGGTTCCCGGCCATTATCCCACGGGTTGCATGGGTTTTACCAGCAGCAAATACCTCTCTTTGCCATGCGTAATTTCCGAAGTTAGAATTACTTGGAGGTTTTTTGTGATCGAACAGTCTTGAGGTGAACTTTTGTAGTTTTCTCCCCTTCATCCTGTTTTTCATTTCTGATAATAGGGCTGTGTTCAACTTTCCATTCTCCATTTACAAAAATCATTCTACCGCCTTTAACACGAATATCAGGTTGTGTTTCATAACCGTACAAACGTCTATCTCCATCCATGCCCATTAATCGACACCCAGAGGGTATTTCAAAGTTAATTCCCATTGTTTCGGCTTTGCTTATCCAATATTCCATATTAGAAGCCCCAGCATCGCACTTCATGGCATCCATACTGTTGTGTGGGTTAAAGTCACATCCGAACAAACCAATATGGTTAGCACCCTTCAACATAGCATAGACAAGGGCGTAAGAGACAGAATTATTGATATAGATTGATCCAAACTTGTCTACCACGTCCTGAATAGGGAATTCTTCTGTTTTATAGTCGGGATGGTGGGTAGAAGTAACGATAGGTATTCTTTTAGAAATGTCTTTTGGGATAGTTCTAGCATTTTCCAGATTATCCATATGGAAAACCTTATCATACTTCCTTAAGACATTAGCCATGCCATTAATAACCCAAACTTGATCATATTCTTGTTCAATATCGGCTGTATCGCCTATTTTCTGGCTTAATCGAACAACCATATTAAGACATTCATCATCTACAGGTAATTCATTGGTATGAACTGTTTCTACAAGGGAATTGAAGGCTTTTTGGTAGAAATCTTCTCTCGTGGGTTTATTATAAACTTTGTCGAACCACACTCTATTTGTTGGTCCCATTGCTACAATAGCTACGCGCATAATCATGCTCCTTCTGAGGGAAGCATAATATTAAAGGGGTGGGGGTGTCAAGATTAAGTAAGTTTTTTAAATCCGATGGCCGTAATTTGAAATGCAGAAACACCTGTTCCTGTTAAATCATCTTGTATGATAACACCGATCTTATCATTAGACAAAGCTTGTAAATGAATACCAAAAGGGGGACTGATAGCTCTCATATCTAATCTAGGATTATATCCAAAACTATTGTTTCCGGGGAGAACATTTTGTAACCTAAAAGCAGACGCATCTTCACCTGTCGCAGCAGTAAGTGTGCCAATAGTTACCCAGTTAAAATTAGTTTTAAGAGGAAATTCTCGGATTTCATTAAGAACTCCTTTTGTATCTCTGAATATTATACAACCATTAGTCAGTCCATCTGTTATAGCAGCGAAATCGCTTAACAAAGCATTGCCTCCTCCGACGGTTCCAAGGATGATTACGTTTATTTCGGTAATGAAAATATCACCATCTGCATCAGAAGTTATAAAAGCTTTAATTTCAGTCGTACTACCATCAACTCTTAAATCTATTGTCGTTCCGTCTCCATTGACGGTAAAAGGACGAAGAACCGGAACCATTATTTGTGTTTCGGACTCTGGTGGAAATTGTGTTACACTAAGAGCTTCGTTCTGGATAGCAACTTTTTGAGTTCCGTCTGTTATATCAATAGGAATACTCATAGATTTTCTTTAATGTGGAAATTAACAGAAATCATAAAATCCATTGAAATATTACTTGCAGGAGGGTCTACGGTAATTCCGACTTCCCCGCCAACAGGAATAATAGTTGTCAATTCAATTTGTTCTGGCGCTGTGAATAGCCCCATAGTTTGTTGACCAACAACTTCATCGGTGAATGATCTTCCTGTTCCACCAATTTTTATTACTCCACTGAATACTCTGGAAGTTTTACCAGAATTCCTGTTGAACGCTACACCAGTAGCACCATTTGCTATAATATCACTTGCCGAAGTAAAATTTCCTACCTGCTTAACAACTATCTTATCATCCACGCCAGTATTACTAGTTCCACTAGATATTGTAGCTGATGTTATAATCATATCGTTAACATCAGTATTTTTTATATAAAGAACTGCTGTATCGG